TCCGCAGAAGCATTTGCATCTCCATGCTCATGAGGTTCGTAAGGTCGAGGAGATGGATAAGGCTGAGCTCTACGATGAGATCATTGATCTGACGGAGGAAGAGTAGTGCCGACGTTTGAGGAGAAAATCGAGGGGCTGTTCGCGCGGGAGAAGACTAATGAACTACCCTAAGACCCCACAGAAGAATCTCGAATGGCGCACTAAGATGATGCGTCGAGCTGCGGTTGATCTGATCTTCAGGGAGAAAGTTAAGAAACTATTCAGAGAGGATGTGATCTTTGCCTTTAATGCATTTTTCTATACACTTGACGTCAGGAAGCGTCCCTTTCATAACCAGCCGTTTTGCACTTATGAGTACCAGGATAGGGCGATATTGCAGCTCGTTGAAAGTATCCAGAACGGTAGGGATGAAGTCTGGGAGAAAAGCCGTGACATGGGGGCTACATGGACTATTCTACTCGTTTTCTTTTGGTTCTGGTTGGATCCTAAGGGAGGGGGCGATTTTCTTCTCGGATCGAGGATTGAGGACTATGTGGATAAGCGAGGCGATATGAGAGCACTCTTTCCCAAGCTACGGTACACTTATTACAAGCTCCCTAAGTGGCTCAGGCCTACAGGCTTTACGCCTCGCATTCACGACACCTTCATGAAGTTTGAGAATCCTCAGACTGGGAGTGTAATCGCGGGCGAGTCGAATAATCCTAACTTCTCAACAGGAGGGCGTTATATTGCGATACTCTATGACGAATTTGCCAAATGGGAGTCATCTGATAAACCTGCTTGGACTGCAGGCGGTGATGCTACTCCATGCCGTGTGGCCAACTCGACACCGTTCGGAGCTGGAGGTCAGTATTATGAACTCGTGCTTGACGGTAAAACCACTCGAACTACGTTCCACTGGAGCCTGCATCCTGAGAAAGCTCTTGGAATTAGCTGCGAGTGGCCTCCTCCTAATGAGGACGAGAAGAGTACGCTGAAGGACGCATGGGAGCCTGATGAGAAACTAACCTCTCCGTGGTACATGAAGCAGTGTGAACGTAGACGGCCCGAAGAGATTGCTCAGGAGCTTGATATTGATTATCTCGGCGCAGGTAATCCAGTCTTTGACGGAACAGCTTGGAGGGGCCTCCAACTCTACCACAAGATGCCCGAGGAGGTGGCTCTCTATATCAAGCTGAACATAGAGGAGCTCGATACGTCGACCGTCCCGAGACCGATTGATTACGAGGGCTACCTCATCGTTTATAAGGTTCCAGCGGAGCAGCAATACTACACCCTGGGCGTAGATGTCGTCGAAGGAGTCGCTGATGGGGATTATGCGTGTGTCACTGTGTATAATCGTACCACTAAGAGCGTGGACGCGTTCTACTGGTCACGAGTGGACGAGATCACTCTTGCGCGAGTTGTGTTTATTATATCTCAATATTATAATCTTGAGTCTGAGAGCTATGACGCTCCTTGGGTTGGGATCGAGACGACTGGGCCTGGTCTGGCGACGTTCGATTGGGCTATTTTGCTTGGAATTACTAACCTTTTCATGGCTCCTCGTTATGATGTTGTCAAAGGAGGGGTGTCGTATAAGAAAGGCTGGCGTACGGATACGAACTCTCGTAATGAGCTCGTTGCAGGAGTCCGAGCCTGGTTGTCGGACAGGGCTGGCGCGCTCAATTCGCAGCGCCTGTGTGGGGAGCTAATGACGTTTGTGCGGAACGCGCAGGGGAAGCCGATTGCAAAGGGTGGGTGTCACGATGATGGAGTGATGGCGTTCGGGATAGCGATTCAGGTTGACGAGATTGCTCCGATGCCTGGGAGGGATCAGGCCGAGCTTCCGAAGTCCGCAACACGCGAGGACTTTCTTCCCGTAAATCGCGAAGAGCATGTGGTTGAAGAGGATACGAGCACTGAGGGACGCTGTCTTGCGACGGTGCTTGCAAAGAAGGCTGCGCGAGATCGTGACGAGCTGCATTGGTGGGACCAGGAGGAGTATTATTAAAGGAGAGAAATGATGCGGTTTAAAAAAGAGGTCCGGTTGTTTATGCGGGATTACTACAACTGGCGTAAGAAAAAGGACGTGACAATCTCGATTCTCAAGACTCAGATTATGGAGCTGCGGAGCCAAAATGAGGATTTGTTGGACCGCGTTCTGGCAAGAGACCTTCCAGAGCTTAAGACGTTTGCAATTCCTGAGCATGAGAAGGAGCCCGAAGAGTACAGACCTGAGGAGGATGAATTGCGTGCTGGTGAAGTTATAAGCGACCAGGAGTGATTCGAATTTCGAAATGGTTGAGATTGATCGAAAGTTTACAGAGTATTTTCAGAGTCTGTCGCCCGAAGAGCGCAAGGGGGTTACGGACTACGGATTGCTGGATATGGCTAAGGATGCTGGGAAAGCATGGTGGAAGGGCAGGAAAAAGAAATGGCCCTTTCGAGATATGACCGAAGAGGAGATGATTCAGTCCATTGATCCCTTCGGGGCGATGCTCAAGCCAGTGGCGTTTGCGAAGCTGCTGAAGGGCGCTGCAGGTAGTGCAACCTTTTCTATGGGCGAGAAGAAAATCTATAGCGGCCTTGATCTTCCTCAAGTACAGCATCTTACAGATCTCCTTAAGGTTCCCACAAAAGAGTTCAAAGGCTTGAAAGCTATTGATTGGAATCCTGCGTTACCGAGTACAACGGCTGGGCAATTTGGTATAAAGAGTAAAAAGATGCGCCTAAATCCAGCTCGCTTTGGCGAAGCAACAGCTCGGCACGAATTTGTACACAAAAGACAGTGGCTGCCAAAAGCTGAGAGCAAAGAGGTAATGCTTTCTAATTACATACGAGCGTTACGAGGAGCCTTATTTAAGAATAAATCTTACCGCTATGGCATAGATCCTGTAGAGGTGCAAGCTTATGCCGTTGAAGATTTACTACGAAAAGGTCGTGGCTGGTCTTCAGCTTTTAAAGAAACACTCAAGGCTCAGCGAATTTACGAGCCAGCCGAACAAGTACTTGGTTCTGAAGCTACGGCATTATTACGGAAGGTTGTTTCTGGAGCTGGTGATAAGTATCTTAGTGAGTTTAAACTTTTAGAGGGGTTCTCAAAGTGACAACTAAAGTAAAATCAGCAGTCAAGAAGATGCTCAAGAGCACGCGCGGGAGCAGTAAGGATCAGCTCTGGCCATACGTGAAGGACAGGTTCGATCAAGGCATGGAGCTTCGATTGCCCTACGAGGGCAGGTGGCTCCTCAATCTGAGCTTTATTGCGGGGAAGCAATATGCTTATTACAACGACACTACGCATTTGCTCCAGCACTTGGTCACGCCAAAGGGCCGAGTGCGTGTTGTTGATAATCAGATCCTTCCCCGCTATCAGAAGCAGGTGTCACGGCTGATTAGGAACAATCCGAGGATGAGCGTTGTTCCCTCGTCGAGTGACCAAGAGGACATCAAGGCAGCGAAGCTCGGCGACAAGATTCTGAAGTGGTATTGGCGTCAGCACCAGATGAGGAAAGTAGTCCGGCAGTTAGGTGGCTGGGTATACGCAACTGGTAATTGCTTCGTGGATGACAGGTGGAATCCGAATCTGGGGCCAGAGGCTCTTGGCGAGGATGGAAAGCTTCGCTACCTCGGAGATGCTGACGTAGGAATTTGGAGCCCGTTCGAAGTGGGCTTTCCGGTCGGAGGAATAAGCGATCAAGAGATAGATACCTTTTCCTGGACGTGGAAGGCCAAGTTCAGGACGCTTGAGTGGATACAAGCGAACTACAAACGAGGTGGTGAGGTGCCCGCAGAGCATAGACCTGCGCCCTACGTAGATGCGTCGATGCTCTTTGGGCAACAGATGAGTACGCCGAATCATGACATCGAGGGGGCAACGGTTATTGAGCTGAAAGTGAAGCCCAATGCGGAGTTTCCGAAAGGCTTGTTCTGCGTAGCTGCGAATGGAATAGTCCTGGAGAAAGAAGATTACCCGTTCGGCTCTTACCACCTTGAGCAGTTCAAGGACATTGAGATTCCTGGAGTCTTCTGGGGAATGGCGACTACGGAAGCTGCGATATGGCTTCAGAAGATATGGAATCGGACAGAAAGCGATATTGCTGAATTTAATCGTT